TTCTTAGGAGTCTCTTTATACTCACCAGTCTTTCCTGCCCTTCTCTTTGCTTCTGCTTCTGCATCAGATGCTACTATAGCAGGCATCTTCTTCTTGGTTCTCACATTCATCTTGCGTGCTGCTCTTTCTTCCATCAATTCTTCAGATGGATTAAGAACAAACTCAACAAAAGCATCAAGACCAATCTCCTCAATGATAAGATCTAAACCATCTTCATTAATTCCTTGCTCATAAAAATAATCAACAGCAAATTCTATTTCCTCATAAGCATACCTATCATCAGACTTACTGGTATCACCTTTCTTCTTGGCAGTCTTAGTAGCAACAGCATACATTACATCTGCAGCATCCTTACCATACCGCTTTACAAATTTTTTTTTATCAAGAGCTTTTAGAACTTCTCCCTTTTTCTTAGTTTCATAATCTTCTTGCTGAATGCCAGGGAATTTCTTTGCCTTTGCTTTGGCACTTCTATCAAGGAATGCTTGTACTGCTTCACCCAACTTAGGGTTAATCTTGATCTTATTCTTTACCTTCTTTTCTTTGATGGGTTTGTCATCTTCATCATCAGTCAGGATGACTTCCGACAGTTCAGATCTCCAAGAATATGCTTCAAATCTTGCTTTAGTTTTTACCTTTTTCTTACCGTCAGCAGATGGGACAAACTCACCCATCTCTTTTGACTTCATATCACTGCTATCAACATCACCATCAACATCAGAATCAACACGCTTCATTGCTTTTGAAGCAAGTTTTTTGACATCACCATGAGGAATCTCCATGGTTCCCTCTGACATTTTCTTCTTCATTGCCTTACCGATTGCCTTACGACGCTTCATCAGATAATTGTCTGAAGAATCTTTCTTGCCGTCGTTATTAACATCACCGTCTTCCTTACCTACAGGATCAAGTCCTTCTTTCTTCATGTGGGAAGCAGCCTTGTATAGAGGTTTGCCTGTCTTGGCATTCTTCTTACCTGCTTTGTATGCCTGATATGCAGGAGTGTTACCTTTCTTATCAGCGTTGGTAACTTCATACTCTTCATTCTTAAGAACAGACTTCATCTTACGAACTTGCTGATCCTGTTTTGTAGATGTCTTATAATCACTGGCATTCTGAGCTCTATCAGCTGATTTCTTTCTACGCTCTGCTTGATTTCTAATCTGATCCTTCTTATCTGGAGTTAATGCTTTAAACTCTTCATTCTCAACTTCTTCATGACTCATTCCGACTACAATTTTATTATTCTTCGTCTTCTTATTCATATAGGAAATACTCTGCTTCTGCTGATCAGCATATCCCTTACCTGCTGATGGTGAGAGTCTCTTATCGCCAGACTTTCTCTCTGCAGATGCCGCCTTTCTCATTTCAGAGTCTTGACATTTGACTGCCTCTTGGTATGCATTTGAACATGCTTCGATGGCATCCCAACCACTCTTCTCAACCGACTCAAAGTGAGGGTTCTTCATTGAAGTCCCCATCTTCTCCATATCTTTACGTGCCTTCTCATTATTCTTCTGACGTTTCTTCATATCAGTCTCAAGATATGAATCATCCTTTTTTTTCTCAGAAACGTAGTCAAGATATACCTTTGAGATGTCATTCAAAGGATTTTTTCCGATTCCATTAGACATGGTAATTTTATGACTTTTTAGCTTTGTACTTATTTATGAAATTCTTGATACCAGTGGTTCCTGTCGCCGCCATAGCATTCTTTAGATATCCACCAGTTCCTTTTAAGGTATTAGGTTTACCAGGGACTCTCATACGGCGATCCATTTTAACTTCAGTGTATTCCATAACGTCACGAATCCAGGATTTGAACATGTAATCCTCTTCTGTAACGCAAATCAGATGGTTAGTACCTCTACGAATAATCTTACCAACCAATCCAGTATGAAGACTTTCTACAATATCACCAAGACGATAGATCAATCCATTGACATATTGATTACGCAATCCTCTTTGATCGTATCTAGGAGCGATCTCCCACATCTCAGCAACTTCTTTCTTCTTCTTAATCTTCATGCCAACACGAACGGCATCAAAGAGTGCTTGAGTATCACCATCATCTAATTCTTTTGGTGTGCCACTACGGAATGCTTTAAAGTCATTATCTTGAACCGCTTTTCTCATCTTAGATGCAGACATTCCCTCTACACCCTCAACATCTGCGTCTCTTACTCCAGCAGAAATAACACGAATATTCTCAAAATTGTACAAATCACCATTATATTTGGTTGCTAAGTTCTTAAATTCTGCTTGACGATCTGATCCTACAACAATATTGACGTTACGATATCCTTCTTCATCTGCTGCAGTGAGAACATTGAAGATGGTTTTCATCTCAGCATCGTTAATAATGTTCTCTTCAAAGTCAGGGAACATCTTTTTCATGTAAGAAACTTTCATGTCAGGATCAAGAGGATTTTTCTTGGCATCCTGTGTTCTAGAGGGATAAATCTTAAAATCGTGTCCCTCTGCTGCTTTTTTAGTAACAGCAAGTAGTTTTCCGTGTCCTACAGTTGGAGGATTAAATCTACCAAACGCCACTGTGAGCGTCTCTGTAGTTCCATCCTCTGCTTCTCCATTTTCACTTTCCTTAGATTTTTTTGTTCCAGTCTCTTCTGGTGCAGATTTTTCAGGTTTTGTCTCAGGTTTTGGCGCTGCTGCTCTTTGCTGTACTGGTTTATCATCCTGCACCTTTGCTTTCTTCTTATCTACAAATATTAATTTACCATCTTCGGTAGTCGCAACAATATTTCCACGGGAATCTAACCAACTACCGTGTCCGTCACTTTTTAAATTCAGTTTCTTCGCTTGCATACTTGCTTGCGAAGTTTCACTCAAGAACTGAAAGAAACTTTTCATTGATATTAGTCTTTTCCTATACTATATTTATCAAACTTGAATACCCATTCTATCGCTGCGTCTGGTATATCCATTTTTAGTCCTTAAAGTTACCTTTCTTGCTGCAAAATCATCGTTCATAATGACTTCAAACTTAGGTGTTTTGCCAGTAATTTCAAACTTTACATAGATAACCTGATTCTCTACAGCGTTTTTAAAAAGAGGAGTAAAGTTAAGTCCATTCTTTGACTTAGCAGCAATCATCTTTTCACATTCATACATAATCTGATTCAAAGTAGGTTTAGACTGCTGCTTCAAGTAGTTATTACTGTTAATGAACGAAGACATCAGTGCCAAATCATACTTATCATCCTTATATGTGCTGTTTTTTAACTGGTTTTGAACGTCTTTTGCTGCTTTAGGTGAAGGGCCTCCTGGTAATTCAGATGCTGCAAGGATAGCACCATCAACAATTCCATTATCAGCAAGTTGTGTTAAGATTTTATACTGCTGAGTATTTTGATATTTTCTAAGTGTAGCAGGATTTTTTGCTAGCAGATCAATAATATCTTTTGGTTTCACTACGTTAGTTGTTGTTCCAGACTTTGCTGAAATGACGAATGTTTTTTGCCCATCAATGATACTATAGTCCATCAGAGGTTCATTTGGACGTGATGGCATGTAAATTCTAGTGCTTTTATTGTTCGGAATGTTGATTCCATTGCTTCCCAACAGTCCTTGTTTGATAATAGCAAGAGGGCCTAGAACCTCTCCAAAGTCTTTTTTGATATCATTGAGGGGTAAATCACTCAAATATGCGCTTTCAACGTAACTTAACGGTTCAAAATCAGAATAATACATCACAAGTGCCTCAAGATATGTCTTAAGTTCTGGTTTTAATTCTGTTCTTTCTTCGATACTTGTTAGAAGAGTATCAACAAAATCTTCAATATTATATCTAGTTTCGCCAATGCCAAACTTTTGTGGTTTCAAGTTTGCAGCAGTTTGTCTTCCTGGTTTTTGAATATTATTGAACGTTACCTTATAGTTTTTATCGTCCTTAAGTCTCTTTACAAGCATTTTTGCAGAGTAATTATCCGCATCATATACAAGAACTTCTTCGTGGATGTCAATTTTAAAGTTTAATTTACTTTCAGTTGCAGCATCAAACGCATCGCTAGACTTCTTCATAGAAGTCTTAACATCTTTTCCTCTGAAATATTTTGTCCAGGCAGTTGCACCAGTTGAAGCCATTACCTTTTCTGATTATTTATGGAGTTAAGGAGACTCGAACTCCTGACATCCTGCTTGCAAAGCAGGCGCTCTACCAACTGAGCTATAACCCCAAAAAAAAGCGTGTCTTTTTAACATAGAACGCATCATCATACCACACAACATCATCGGGAATGTTTTGTTCTACAGTGCCACCGTAAGAGTCATTGAGAACTGGTTTATTGTCCGTCTGAATCATCTTCCTTCTTTTTATTGAATCCCAATGGGACAGACCGTTTGTCTTCCAATGCTGTCTTCAGTGCGACACCACCAAGAGTCTCCATGACTTTCAAGATGTCCTCAGTTTTAGCATCTTCGCCAAGTTCTTTGGCAACATACCAATACTTAGGCCAAAACTTTTCACCCGCTTTTTGATAGTCTTCTAATGTAAGTGTTTTCATTTCCAACCTCCTTTTAGAACCCACTCATCATGGTATTGATTTTTCCATCCAGAACTAATACCGTAGGATGGTTGAATTACTTGCTCAATGTATCTACGATTTTCTCTAGCAATATTCAAACTTTGCGACTCTAGAGTTCGGACTCGTCCGTCAACTTGAGATGCCCACCAGACAGCACCCGCTCCCTGAACCAACAGGAAAGATACAATAGCAAATGGAATTTTAAGATCCTTCATCAGATTTCTCCATATTATTTTTAATGTCAGCCATGAGTTTGGCTGCTTCAAAAGAAACTTTAAGTTTAGCTCTTGGCAATTTTGGCAGGTGTTGCATTGTCGATGAGATCATTACACATCATCCTGCTTACGATTTTCAGAAAAGTGAACATCAAACTCACCACCAGGATAGCGAGACTTGAGTTTGTCTACATTCATCTCAAGAACTTCATCCAAGGAAATGTTAAGTCCCATACATGCTTGTGCAACATACCACATGATGTCACCCAGTTCACGCTTCAGATGAAACAAGTTATCTTCGTTGACTGGTTTGCCTTGGAAGATCATTTTCTTGATTACTTCAGTGAACTCTCCCGCTTCTGCAGACATTCCTACAGCAGCAGTAAGCAGTCGCTCGGTACGAAAACCTTCACCCTCAAGTTCCTGAAGACGATAGATGAATGCTTCGTTTTCTTTGCTCGGTTGCGACGTAACCGCATCGACAAATTCAACATACTTTTTAGTATCAACGTTAGTCATGAAAATCTGGAATAAATGGTTCTGCTTGATTCATAGGTAGTTTCTGTCCATTGACTTCAATGTAGTCTACCTCTTTCCAACTGCCACCAACACCACCGTCCATATTGACAACGATGTCTCTGGTAAGAAGTTGTTTGTTGGCAACATCAATAATGTCACCTGGGAGGGGATTGAACATAAAGTTGCACTCTTTGCATATGGTAGTGTCCATCCCAGTATTTGTTTCTGAAGTGCCTAAGATTGACTGCATCTCTTTCGATGCCGCAGTCAGCGATCTTTTTACCGTCTGGATCAAAGACAGAGTAGTAACCTCTCATTAGAATTTGAATCCGTCAAACGACTTCTTAGGTTTTTGTTCCTCACAACTATACTCTTCTTCTTGTCCTCTGTCAACAATATCTTCTTGTGCTGACTGCTCACAATCATACAATCTCATCTTAGCACGATCAATACCAACAATAAACCTCTTATGGATGGTAGGATCGTTATATCTATTCTTCAATTGTTTTACCATTATCTGGTTCAATCCCTCTAAGTCATCCGTAGAAATAAGGGCGAACATAAGATCAGCAGTAGCAGGCAATCCAAAAGACTCACTTGTATCAGTAAGCTCAACATCACTACTCCCAAAACCACTCCTAGTAGTTTGAGTAGCGGAGACGATTGGAAGGTTTGCCTCCACGGCAAGTCCGCGAAGTTCTTCTGCAATTGCTTTAATATACGAATAGGAGTTGACTGTTGAGTTTCCACGGTATCTAGAAGAGGCACAAATATTTAAGTAATCTATGAATATTATATCAGGTCTAAAGGATTTTTTCAAGGCTAGTTCTTGAAGTAATGCTTTGAAATGTCCAGAATGAGCAGATGCCGTTGGGTATTCTTTAATGATTAAAGTTCCCTGTGTTTTCTTAGCAAGGTTTGTTACCTTCTTATCAAACATCTGCTTGGGAAGATCTACTATATCTTGTATTGGGATATTAAGAAGATTAGCATCGATCCTCTCCGCAATCTTTTCCTCTGCCATTTCGAGAGTGATGTAGAGGACGTTTTTTCCCTGGAGCAAAGCACTGCTTGCCACATGGCACATGAATAAAGACTTTCCAACCCCTGTGCCAGCAAGAGCAATGTTGAGAGTCTTATTCGGTAAACCGCCTTTCGTAATTTTGTTGAAGTATTCAAGATCAAATTCAATTTTGTCTTCCTTTCTGTGGTAAGACTCATAACGTTCCTCATAGTCGTTTAAGTAATCGTGCCCGATATGAGTGTCAAAAGATACTGCAAGAGCATCGGATAATATGCTAGGTATTGCATCTCTTCCTTTAGACTCATCTGCTTTTCCATCAGCTAATTGAATAGACTCCATCA